AGCCATATTCCTCGGCTGCAATTCCAAGACCGATGGCATTCTTAGCCATCGCAATCGGACTGTATCCCACAAGCCCATCAAAAGATAAACCGGGAACATGAAGCACCTCCTCTGGCTTCAGTTTTACAGATGCGCCTTTATTTGTAGGGGCATCATCTGAGCTTACTGCATATTCATAATAAAGCTTTCCCTTTTCATCCCTATCTACCGACATCCTGTCCGGCATAAGCGGATACAGTCCGACAATTTCTCCCTTTCCATTCCTGATGATTTGACTGTAGAAATTGCCCCATAAAAGCAAGTGGGTAAGAGCAACCTCAAAAAAGGAATAGGCGGTCATTTCAGGATTCGGTTCATCGTGTAAAAGATGGTACAGCGGATGGTCGATTGCTTTTTCCTTACCACCATCATTGTTGTATCTGTAAACATGGAGTGGCAGACTTGCCACCGATTCTGAAATAACCCTCACACAAGCATATACAGCGGAAGTCTGCATTGCCGACCTTTCATTTACTCTTTTCCCCGATGCACTCTGCCCAAGGAAAAAGCTGTAGGCACTTCCTGCAGTTCTGTTTGTGGGTGCATCCCTCGATTTAAAAATCCCACTAAATATTCCCATATCAATCACCATTCCTTTCGCAAAAATTGGCATAATAAAAGCACCAACCATTTTCTGATTGATGCTCTCATCGTTTTTATAATGTTTCTTCCAGTTGTTTACTGATATCCCTGCCGCCGTACATAATTCTTACAATACTTACGATTTGTTTTTCCTCATCTGGCAGATACAATATTATATAATTATCTACGGGTAAAAATCTAAGTCCCACGCTGTGCCAAGGCTCATCCTTGTAAAGAGAATGTCTCATAGGCATTTCATCTAAGGATTTTGCTGCATCCATAATTCTTCTGGTCTGATTCTTTGCCGTATCCGGCACAAGAAGCTCCAGTGCTATATAATTATAGATGTCTCGTAAATCCTGCCTCGCTTCAGCGGAATATTGAACCTTAAAACTCATACACCAAAGTCTCTCATCATTTCTGCTTCAACAGCCTCTGCCGAATAGACTCTGCCTTCCTCTATCGACTTCATTCCTTTGCTGATTTCTGCATCTATTTCCTCTTTTGTAAGGGAACCCATTGCTACAGGCTTTCTGACAGGTAACTTCATTTCAAAAGGAATACCCTGCTGCAACACAATCTGTCTTAAAAACATACTTACTGCGTTTGACATTGGAATGCCAAGCTGATCCAATACACTTTCTGCCTGCTCTTTTATTTCAGGCTCTACTCTTGCATATATGCTTGATGTTCTTGCCATACTATCGCCTCCAATCTAACTATAGTATAATCCATTTGATTGCGAAGTGCAATACATTTGCAAAAGTTTTAGAACACCAACAATCCTCTCGTATCGTAAACACTCTCGCTCGTATCGTTGCCACATCTTATTGCTCTATCAAGTGCCATAATACAGGCAATGGCACCGTCAATCTTTTCTGTTGATTTTGCTTTATCAGCTTTGATATTTCCTGCCGGGTCGGTACGAATAAATATGTTATCCATATTCCAACGAAGTACAGGATGACCACCGTGTGCAATCTTCTGCTCAAGAGTCAGTTTCATCAGTTCTTTTGTAGGTGGAGACATAGATGCAAACCCTTGTCCCATTGCCACTACATTAAATCCCATACCTTCCAAGTTCTGAACCATCTGAACTGCTCCCCAACGGTCAAATGCAATCTCACGGATATTGAACTTCTCGCCCAAGTGTTCTATAAATTTTTCAATAAATCCATAATGAACAACATTTCCTTCTGTGGTCTGAATGTACCCTTGTCTTTCCCAAACATCATAATTTACATGGTCTCTTCGAACTCGCAAATCAAGAGTCTCTTCCGGCAGCCAAAAATAAGGAAGAACCATATATCTGTCATCCTCGTCTTCTGGTGGAAAGACCAAGCAGAATGATGTAAGGTCGGTTGTGCTTGAAAGGTCAAGTCCTCCGTAACATACACGACCTTCGAGGTCATCTTCGTTAACTGGAAAAGCGCAAGCATCCCATTTTTCCATCGGCATCCATCGGATGCTCTGTTTCACCCATTGATTCAAACGCAACTGCCAGAAGGCATTCTCTTCGCCGGGATTCTGCCTTGCTGAATCACAGGCAGCCTGTACCTTATCCATACCAATCGTCTCCCCAAGTGACGGATTCGCCTTCTTCCATACTTTCGGATCCGTCCAATCCTCGTCAACACCTGCTCCAAAAATAATAGGATAAAAGGTGCTGTCATGCTTTCGCCCTTCCATAATATCCATAGCCTTCTGATGAACCTCATAGCAGATGCTCTCGGTGTTATTCCCGGCTGTGGTTATAAGGAAATAAAGGGGTTGCATTCTGGCATCTCCAGAACCCTGAACCATAACATCATATAATTTACGGTTTGGCTGGGTATGTAACTCATCGAAGATAACTCCGTGTGTATTAAACCCGTGCTTATTAGAAACATCTGCACTTAATACCTGATAGGTGCTTTTCGTAGGGATATATTCCAACTTCTTCTGCGACTCATATATTTTTATACGCTTGCTTAATGCCTTGGAAAACCTCACCATATCGGCAGCTACATCAAACACAATTTTCGCTTGGTTTTTATCTGCAGCACAGGAGTAAATCTCCCCTCGCTGCTCTCCTTCACACAAAAGTAGCAGAGCAACTGCAGCAGCCAGCTCCGATTTCCCGTTCTTTTTTGGGATTTCAACATAAGCCATATTAAACTGCCTGTACCCATTCGGTTTAATTGTGCCAAATACATCCCTTATTATTTGTTCCTGCCAATCCATGAGTTCGAACTTCTTTCTTGCCCATGTTCCCTTTGTATGGCAGAGGTTTTCAATAAAGGTCACGGCAAAATCCGCCTTGGCTTTATCGTAGTGAGAATCCTCTGCCATGAATTCTGTCGGCTTATATTTTTTCAGTTTTCTCACACAACTACCTCCACTCCAACGAAAAACAGAGCCTTTCGGCTCTGCAGTTCTTTTTTATTCTGTGATTCTTATCCAACCGCCCTCAATATTCTCCTTCAGCCATTCTTCAAAAGTGTCAGCCGGGGCAGACATCATCTGGTCAATTCCCGATGCCAGTTTTTCCATTTCATAATCCTTTTGAAGTTCATCCTCCGTTACCTCATTCCATGTTTCATACTCATGCACCTCGCACTCCCCTCACATGATGTCGTATGGGTCATCCCATACCGTAAGTTTTTCATATTTTGCCATTGCTCTTACCTCCTAGCACATTCCGTCAAGTGCGTTGTATTCTTCAAGTTTTCTGTTGTATTCCTGTGCAATACACTGTCTTCTGAATGCGTTCTTTTCGCATCTGCCTTTCTTGTAAAGGTCTTCAAGTTCTGCTTTTCTTCTCTTCAAAACCTCTATCTCGTTTCCTTCTTCAATCTCGATTACATCCTTTTCAAATCTTGTCATGGCTAATACCCTCCTTGTCTTTTTGGTATGTACATATATCACTCTAAACGCACATAATAGCAAGTTAATAATCGAGAATAATGTAGATTTTTAATGACCTGTGTGCTGATGAATGGTATCAAGGATTTTCTCCTGCTCCTCCACATCAACCCCGATGCTTTCAAGTGCCTCTCTCGTGCCACAGTCTGGGCAGATGGCTGTTATTCCATCTACCCTTGAAAGTGCTGAAGGCTGGCTATAAGTTTTTCCACAGTGAGGGCATACCTTTGGCTGTATTCTTGATTCACTCTTCATTGCAATTCCTCCTACTCTTTTCAATGGCTTCAAACAAAACATTCTCGTCAAATTCAAATGACCTATATCCATCAAGACAGGTCTGAACATAATGCCAGCTCGGAACTCCAAGCTGTCTATCCTCGTGCATGATGTACACATAGACCATTCTCTTCCTTACTTTCCCGGTTCTGATTCCTGTAATCGGAAGTTCCATTTCCTTCTTGTAGTAGAAGGTTGGAAAACCCTCGTATCTGTCAAGAGCCGCCTCGTCAGCCTCCGTGGTTTCCCACACAGCCACAGGAACGCTTTCTCCTGCCTTTGGTTCGATTGTTAAGTAAGACCCCCTTTTACTCCCCTTAAAAAGCAGTTCATAATCCGGCACCACTGATGTACCTATGATTCTTGCAGTAGGGCATCGCATTTTCATTTGTCTGATGTTTAAGTTGCTGCCGTAGGCAATGTAATATCTTTTCTGCATAATGCATCCATCCTTTCCGAAGGGTGCTTATTTCGTAAAGACATACCCTTCTACCACCTTAAGACCGCCGAAGCGGTCACCTTTTAAAGTGGCAGGAGGCTATGCCCTTGCTGTTCTGAATGCTGTGTCTCCTTCAAGTCTCTTTGTAAGGATATCCCTTGCTGTCTTGAATTCGTCTCCGATAAATCCAAGGCGAAGGAGCCAAGTCCTCATTGCATATTTTGGATTTTCATTCTGCTGTGGCTTTGGGCTTGCCGTTCTGACTTCCTTTGCCATCTGGCTAAGTGCAAGGCAAAGCTGAATGTATGCTTTAAGCTGTCCGGCATGGAGTCCGTTCTGCTTTCCGTTTGCAGGTGCATCAAATTGGAAAAGTCTGAACTCGATGGTTCCCTTTGTAAAGGTTGCGTGGTAGTTAAGCATATGGTATCGGCTGTCATTGTAGTGCTGGCTTCTTCCGTAGTCGCAACACTGTGTGCCGTACCAAAGGTCTGCCAATGCACTCATGGTCTTTGGCTTTTTCTTGTTGACCTGCTCTAAAAATCTTGGGTCAACCGTTCTGCAATATCTGCTCATTCTTCTTCGGTCAAGGTTTAAGGCGCTTGCTAAAAGTTCTTCGTGGCTTGCCATAATGTTTGCAAGGTTTCGCATGGTCTGTGGGGTGTGTCCCTTTGCACCAATGTGAATGTGTACCCCGCATCCTCTTGTTGCATCACTTTTTGCCCCGGCGTGTCGTAACTGTCTGATAAGTTCCTGCAAGGTTTCAATGTCTGCGTAGTTAAGAATCGGTGTTACCAATTCGCATTTCTCACTATCGCATCCGGCAATGCTCACATCCCTTTGGAATTTCCATTCTCTTCCCTGATTATCCCAAGCTGACCAAGTGTAGTAGCCGTTCCTTGCGGCTGTATTCTCATATCTGCCTGTTCCGAAAAACTTAGCTACAAGTTTTGCTGCCTTTTCCCTTGTAATGCTGTTCATCTCGACCTCAACTCCGATGGTCTGCTTTTTCATTTCTGCAATCTGGTTTGTGATTTTCTCGTTCATTCTATGTACCTCCAAAAGTGTAATTCGTATTTCGTTGTGTACATATATCACTCTAAAGCACATAAATTGGAATACCATTACTGGACAAAGATACACACCTTTTATTGTGTATCTTTCCAGCGTGGATTTACTCTTCCTCATCCGAGCAGACAGCCTTTCCCATCAGCAGTTCCGTGTAGATTTTGGTATACCTTTCGCATTCGCTACCCTCACTTCCGGCTATTGCCTTAAGGTAGAAATCGGCAGCCTCTTTTCTGCTGTCCCATTTCTCTGTTTTTCCGTAGCAAGCGACCGTTACAGCATCCAATTTTCTGCAGGAGTCCTCGCCATAAACAACACCGAGGCAGCAGCCGTTATCCCAATCCACATGAATTGTTCCTGTATCGTCAACACAGGATACCGTCCCCTTAAGACCTGCATCAAACTGTCGGTATGGGTCATTCATGGATATGAGTTCCACCCTAGTGCCGGCTGGATATTCTTTCTTGATTTTCTCTACAATTTCTCTTGGTGGAAAAAACATTACTGCTCGCCTCCCTTCTTGGCTCCGCTTTTGAATGCAGATGAGCCGTCCAACTTGGAAAGTAAAATCTTTCTGTCAGCCTTGAACTCGTCCCCGATAAAGCCGAGCCGTAAAAGAAAACATCTGAATGCGTATTTCTCATTTTCATTTTCCTTCGGCTTTGCTGTGATTCTCTTCTGATTGACTGTCATTTCGCAAAGGGCTGCAATGAACTTTGTGTAGGTAAGTGCCTCTTCCGGGGTCACTTCCTTAAACCAAGGGAATGAAATTTTATCCTCTTCAATTAAAAATCCAAGGTCATCAATTCCAAGTGCCTTTTTGATAAGTTCTCCCTTTGCGTCAAGTAAGCAAGTGAGATTTCCAACTTTTACCTTATCAAGTGGAATGCTGATGTTCAGCTCAACCCCGGCATCCGTTTCTTCCGGCTCGTTTTCTTCCCATTCTGGTGGCGTGATGCCTGTTGCCTTTATGCAGGCATCAATGATTGGTGCAGCCTCGTCAATGTCATCAAAATCCCCGAATTCAAGTTCTCCGTTCTTGCCGACTGTGTAGCTGCCAATCTCGTAGGTGCAACTTGGAACTCCAAGGTATTTAGCCTTTCCACCAATCTGCTCTTCAATTGCTCTTACCATTGCTTTCCGGCTTTCGCCTTTTACATTAAAATGTAGTACCATGCTATGTACCTCCTTCTGTTTTGGTATGTACATATATCACTCTGAACGCCCATAAAAGCAACGATTATGTGGATTTTCAGAGATAAAAATAAAGCCAGAAATCTAGCCGTTTATTTGTGCATAGTACATAATTCCAGAAATAACAAAATAAACATTCGGAAGTGCTACTCCATTGCCACACATTTTATATTCTGCCGAATCACTCTGTGGGTTTTGCAGCCATTTTTTTATCTGTGCATCTGACTTTCGTTTCGTTGTCTTGCCGATTGCCCTCGCATGAGTTTCAAAGACCTCTCTCCACTTTGCAATATCCTCTTCTGATGAATCAGGAATGCCAAGTCCATCACACCACCAATCCGGGAATCCCTGCAGTCTTGCACATTCCGTAGGAGTAAGCCTTCTGACAATGTAATCTGTTTCCACTTCGTCATTTACGATAGGTGGGTCTTTATAATCCGTTGCCACAAGTGTATTTGCAAGTTCCTCTTCTGCGGATGTAAAGAAGGATGCCTTAGAAGAAGAAAACTTCGGATGTGCCACACCACTCGCCCCGGCTGCAACAAGTGTCGGCTCGACTTCCTCTTCAATCTGAAAACTAAAGCTGGCATTGTAGCCTTGGTTCATTGCAGGTCTTCCGATGCCATATGCAACCTCGCCCACGAAGTTCTCTTCCGGGTTCTTCATCATCTGACTGGATGGACCCTTGGGACCATCGTTTGCAGATAATGTTGCATGGACATCTGCAAATGCAACAGCGTGTTGCTCCGTGGCGTTTAAGGTATACATGACATCTGATTCCTTATAGCCGTCTCCCCTGTGGGAAGGTCTGCTGCCATTTCCTTCAATCACAGCAATACCGCCCTGATTGCAGGTAGGATTGCCACCATTGGCATCAAGCGTTCTTGATGTCTCTGCCTCATAAAAACCACTATTTGGATTATCTGATTTCATCGAATTACTGTTCTTTGCACAGATACCAAATGCCCTGGGTGTTTCTACAACAAACGGCTGATTATTACCACCCGTTCCAAATGTAGACGAAACTGTCTATGCCACATCAAGTGGTCCCCCTATAACAGGTATCCTGTGAATGATTTTCAAACATCAAGCTATCTGTCTCGCTTGTTTCTCAAATGCTTTCTGGAGTACGGCAGGCAGTTCTTTGCCACGACTTGAGGCCCTGCGCAGAATACCCTGACAAGCCTTCGGACTCAAATAATATTTTTCCTGCACTCCCTCCATCAAAATCTGCGACAAGGTAGATACGTTGTCTTCTTTGGGGTACACCCCAAAACTGAGCATCGAGGAGTCTCCATGCGACTGAGTAACCGTCTCCCATGATGCGTCCTGCGTTTTCCCATTTTGAAGGTTTAGTTATTGACACTTGTTCGTCTTTGATTTTGCAGACCTCTGTGAGGACTGCCTTGAAGTCTTCTCCCTTATTTGAGGAGAACGCTCCTGGGACGTTTTCCCAGATGATGAATCTTGGATATTTGCCATTGGTAGCCTCCCTCATTTCTCTTATAATTCTGATAGCCTCATGAAAAAGACTTGAACGGTCACCATCCAAGCCTTCGCGCTTTCCCGCCACGGATAAATTTTGACAGGGACTGCCAAACGAGACTATATCCACAGGCTCAATCTCCGAACCATTAAGAGTGGATATATCACCATAATGTTTCATATTTGGAAATCGAACCGTTGTAACCCTTATAGGAAACGGCTCAATTTCTGAACTCCATATAGGTGTGGCACCTGCAAGAAGTCCACCCAATGGAAAACCCCCGGAGCCGTCAAAAAGACTACCGAGGGTTAATGTGAATTTATTCTGTTGCTCCATCTCCAAAATCAACCTCCTTAGCAAGGTCAGAGTACATAAGTTTCTCTCCGTTACGGATTACAAATACATTTTCTGCATCCCCGGTGTCCTCCACATATCTGCGAAGGATGACGGATGCATACTTTTCATCAAGTTCCATTGTGTGGCAGATACGGTTTGTCTGCTCACAGGTCATAAGTGTTGAACCACTACCTCCGAAGGTATCAATTACAATTGCATTCTCCTGACTTGAATTTCCGATAGGATATGCAAGTAAATCAAGTGGCTTGGAAGTAGGATGGTTCTTATTCTTCTTAGGCTTGTCAAAGTTCCAAATGGTGGTCTGACTTCTGCCTGCACTCTTGCTCCAGTAATGTTTGCCATTCTGAAGAAAGCCATATAACACGGGTTCGTGCTGCCATTGATAATCTGAGCGTCCAAGCACAAGGGAATTCTTAACCCAAATGCAACAGCCGGATAAATGGAATCCGGCGTCAATAAATGCTTTTCTGAAATTCAATCCTTCTGTATCTGCGTGGAATACATAAGCCGAGCCACCTTTCTCAAGATGCTCGGCCATATTCTTAAATGCAGCTAACAAGAATTCATAGAACTTGTCATTTTTAATTGAAAGTCCGTCAGAGGACTCAAATGCTACATTGTACGGCGGGTCCGTTATGATAAGGTTTGCCTTCTTCCCATCCATAAGCGTTGCGACATCTTCCGGGGAAGTAGCATCACCACACATAAGTCTGTGTCTGCCGACCTGCCATACATCTCCTCTTTCCACAAATGCAGCCTGTTCAAGTGCCTCGGATAAATCAAAATCATCATCCTCCGCACTGGTTCCTTCGCTGTCGGCAAAAAGGTCTGCAATTTCATCCTCATTAAAGCCTGTGAGAGAAACATCAAAGTCCATTCCCTCCAAGGATTCAATCTCAAGTCTTAAGAGTTCCTCGTCCCAGCCTGCGTCCT